AGAGCATCTCCGCCTTGTGTTTCAGAGATCTTGATACCTGTTGTATTCGCAAGCACTACGTAATAATAGCTATTATTCGATAGACTCGAAGCACTTCCTACTCCGATTGGATTTGCTTCTAGTGTAGTATATTGTAAATAATCATTTACATTTAATGGGAATGTGGTATAATAAGGATTAGTCCCTAACGATATTAGATCAGTATCATTGCCGACATTCGCTACATTAAACTTAAAGCTCACATCTTCGATATCTGTTTCAATCGTATCATTCGGTGTCGAAACATCATCGTTCGAATTGAACTGTACTTCTTCTCCTGTCGAAGTGTTTGACACTGCGAGTGCAACATTTGCTTCTTCTACGATCAATGCAGATCCGAAGAACTTCGTTCCGGCGACGTGCATCACTTTCTTAAACATATCAGAGTATCTGTCTACTGAGATCTTTGAGAGGATCTCATAAGAATACTCTTGGTAATAGTCGTTATCATGAATGTAGATATCGTCAGACAAGAATCCTTTCGAGCTTCGATAATATCCGATACCAATGCCATGACCGTCAAGGGTGATCTTTGCAGTGCCAGCTCTCAAATTATCTTCTGAAACAAAGTCGACAATTTCAGCATTCGAATATGCAAAACCTGAATCGAGCACTTGTAGTGCAGTCACTTCTCCGTCTCCGGTCACAACATTTGCTGTGATTTCTGCATTTAATCCGATCGGATATAATACTGATAAATCTTCAGTCGCACCTATTACGTTTGCTTCGGCACCAGAAACTTCTCCGATCATTGTATCGCTTGACAACCAAGTGTTTTCGAATGTAATTCTCTTTGCAAGCATATGACTACTATTACTTGACTTGACGATGGCTTTGGCAGTCGATACAATTTCAAAGAGACTGACGCTTGAAACGAGACCATTCGCAGTCGGTACAGTATATGAAGAGATAATTGCATTATTGACAAGCGGAGCAGTATTTCCAGTGACTCTGATATAACCGCCAGTGGTATTGGAAAAAACTGAAGAGACGAAAGAATTAACAATGCCACTCGTGCTATTCGTTTGGAATAGCTTATCTTTTGGCAGATAACCTGGAAGAGTTGCAATCGTGTGTGACTCTCCACCGGTCGAGTTGGCAGTGATATTGATCGCAGAACCGCTGAGAGTAGAAGACAACTTAAATCCTACGTTATTCGCAGAAACAATATAGTAAACGGCATTTGCTGTCAAACCGCCGATCGCAGTATTACCATTCGGAATTTTGTATTGAACAATTTGTCCATTACCAAACTCATTTGTAAAGTTACGTAGATTATGACCACCCATATCGGCATTGTAATATCTCAAGAAGTGTCCATTGCTTCCAGGATTTGCTGCGGTCAAATCTACGTTGGCTCCGCCAGCTGTAATCGAAAGAGCCAATCCGGTGCTGTTTGCGTAGCGAACATAATAGAGCGCTTCTGCTTCTAAGCCAGGAACAACAGTAGTGTTCGATGAGATTACGTATCTAACTTGACCACCGTTTGCAAATTTACTATTTGCAGAGGCAATGCTAATGAAATCATTACTATTCTGTACGTTAGTATTCGAGTTAAATTCTGCTACATTTGAGCTTTGAGTAATATTGACTTTGGCTGCAGTGTTTCCAGCGTCAGTAGTAAGAATAACTCCTGTCGAATTCGCTGTTAAAACATAATAGAAAGTATTATTGCTGAGTCCTGTTAGTGCAGTATTGCCTGGCTCAGTAAAGTAACGAACTAAGTTATTTGCAGCATATACATTTCCATCGATCTCAATGAAATCTGTATTCGAGTTGACTTCATCAGTGGCATTAAATGTAGTAGAGATGTCTCGATAGAAGATAAAGTCTGATGAACTGTTGGCTTCAAATTGAGATTGTACAGTAAATGTCTTGGCATCATACGTATTGCTATATGCACCAGAAGAAACCTTGAGATCATAGAACTTGAGATTTGCTTGTGATTGATTGACTATTTCTCCAGGAAGAAAGTTTTTCGTTGCATTTTCAAACGTAATCACAAAGTCTTTACGATCGAATCCTGCAATATATGGTTGGTGTGCGAGCACAAAAGGATCGACATCATAATCTTCACCTGGATTGACTTGATTGAGTGATCCAATGATACCGATTTCAAATCTACCAAATGTCAAACACGAATATAGTATATCGAGGAAATTGCCTTCAGGATTTTTAGGAAAGCCAAATGCGTCTGAAGAGATAAATTGCGAAGCGAACACCTGATTTGCTTGAGCGAGAGTTGGTAATCCTGCTACTGCTGTAATTGCAGTATTCACAACAGAATTGCCGTATACTATGATATTACCGTTTGCTGGAACAGACGTCGTATTTGTAAAACCAAAGTCGCGAATAGGATCTTTGATAAGAAGATTCGTTCCAGTCACGTCATAGAGTGTACCATGTGCAGTCTTATACAAGAAGTGACCAGATTCATTTGTTCGCGTTGCAGCGAAGGCAGGAATATTGAACGATGTATTAGCAAAGCTTTCTCCAGGAAAACTCGTGCTATTGATATGAATATACTTGTTCGCAGGACTCGAAAGAATGAGTCCAGTGGTATTTGAGAATGCGACGTAATAAGGTTTACCGCTTTCGAGTCCACTGATTACTGTATTACCTGTTGCTACTTCATAAGTAACTCGATCGCCTGCAATATAGTAAGTATTAGCATTTGTAATAGTAATAAACCCTGTCGTTGCATTTGCAGCAGTCGAAGGATTAAATGAAACCTTGCGGATCTGTTGATATACTCTTTGACCTTCATCGAACCCAGTATTCGCTGTCACAGAGAGTTGAAGACGACTATAGTCGAGTGTATCTTGGCTATTTGCAGCAATCAGATCTGTACCGATGAAGATGACTTCTGTTTCGCCGATCGTACCTACACCAAACCCAGCGCCTGTGCCAAAACTAATTGATGAAATGTTTGCGGTAGTATTTGAAAGCGGCGCAATGATCTTTGAAGGGAATGAACGAACGTAATCGCCGCCGGTAATATCAAGTGAATAAGATGTGATCTTGAAGTTATCTGCACTGTTTAGCGAGTGTCCTGCTTCAGTTAAACCTTTTGTTAGATTGATAGTAGATCCGCCGACGGTATTAGAAAGCGTCACTGCAGATGAATTTGAAGTTTTAATAAAGTAGCGAGTACCTGAAACTAAGTTTGTTAGTGCTGTATTACCGGCAGCAACAGTATAAAGAACGCTGTCATTAACTGAAAAAAGAGTATTTGCAGATGTGATTGCAATCTCATCTGTCGCATTAGTTACCGAGGAATTCGCGTTAAATGATACAGAGATCGGTGGAGTTGAGGTAGTGTATACTGTATCGGTTTCGTTCCAGTATCCCTTACGCGAGATAAACGTTAATGTTCCCGTATTTGATGCAGAAGCATAGTTAGCAGTGATCACAGAACCTTCAGCAACAATCACATTCGCGCTATTGTAGATGTAGATATTATTTGCAAAGGTAACGTTATTCGAAGAACATTCATCAAATTCGATAACATGAACCTGCTTCTTGATGTCATATAAACCAGCATTCAGATTCACGTAACTTACGTTTGCGAAGACTTGATTATTAGTTTGATTGATAAGCTTATACGTTAAACCGTAGTTATGAACATTTGCGGTCGCGTTGGCTGCAGCATTCGTAGAAAGTATCAGAGAAGTTGAATTGGTTACGCTCGCCACATTACCAATTGACACGTTACTAGTGATATAAAGAGTCGAATTAATATAGTTGTTATTAAAAGCTGTAGAGGTTCCAGTGACTACATTACTCGTAGTAGATGTAGTGATCGTGCCTGTGCCGACTTTGTAATCCCAATCCGCCATGCGCTTACTATTCTTAAAAGCGCCGCGAGCATCGGTAAGAGTAAGTTGCACTGAACTTTCAAGTGTAATGACATTTGCCACTGTACCAGAAGCCGTAATATATCCTGCATTCTGTTGTTGTACGACATCACCGACATTGAATGTGGCAGAAGGTGCAGTAATAATCACAGCATAATCTGTCGGTATGTTCATGAACTTACCAGACATCGACTTGTCTGTGAGTGTATTCGCCGTAAAAGTTATTCCATTCGTACTGTTGCTTCCTGTGCTATAGTTAGCAGATGGAACAAAGACTCCTGAAGTATGAGATACAGAGATAAACCCTGCAGTATTTGAAGAAGTCGATACTTCGAGTATTCTGCCTTCAGCGGCAAGCATACCATTTGCGGCGTAGCGATATATGGTGTTTCCGACAGCAACATCTGAAGATGCCGAACTATAACCGATATTCACTACAGGTTGAACACCGCGTTCGAAGAGACGATAGTAACTTTCTGAAGTAAAGTCTGCAGTCACTTCATTCAGATTTAATACTTTTTCAGAGACGATCGATTCGGTGTCGAGTGTGTATCCATAACCACCATCGATAAAAATAAAATCCACGAGTCCTGTTTGTGAACTAATCGATTCTACTCTTGCCAAACCACCAAGGCCTCGATCGCTGTTTGTAAATCTGACTATATCTCCGACGGCAAAATCTCTGCCTCGAGTTTGAACTGTGACTCTTTTGACAGAACCGATTAACTTCGATCTTTTGGTAATATCAAATACAGGTTGATTATTAATGTTGAGACCAATGACTTCGCCGTTACGAAAATCACCTTGTCTTCCAGAAATATAAAGTAGGTTGACGAAGCCTTTTCCGACTCTTCTCCGAATGTACTTCTCGACGAAGGCTTTGGCTCCTGAAAGTTGGCCAACAACTTGCTTACCGACATAATCAATGTTATAGATCGAATATCCCATTTCAAGATATTCTGGTTTTTCGTACACTCCGTCTGATAAGCGAAAGATCTTCTCTGCAGGATATCGAACTTCTGCTGCCGTACCATATACAAGTTTAAAGAAGAGATCGACTGCGCGCTCAGTGCCCTTGGCACGATACAAATCGAGAGAGTTTTTGACAAGAAGTTTCTTATTCGTGGCGGTATCGAACTGAATGTTCTTTAGATACTTCTCTTTGAAGTGAACGATAAAATCATCTGTCGTACTATCAATGTCGCGATAGTCTGGCAGCCTTCGAGCATGGTAAAGCGGATTTGCATCAATTGGTTGATATCGTGTGATACTCGACATATATGTTGAGTTAGCAAGTTGATCAGCAGTGACTTCTATAATATCATTATTCGAAGCGATATACTGAGTAACAGTATTGCCAGAATAGTTAACATATGTTCCAGAATTTTCAAGCCATTCATAGTAGGCTTTCACAAACGCAATAAAGTTCTCACCTTCTTCTTGATAAAAAGAAGGAAATTGACTCTGAATTAACGGAGATATTCTTTTTTCGATATTCTTCATTATTCTCTGATCTGTTCAATTGAGACGTCGACGTCATTTTCAAGAATATTGAGTATCACGTTCTGAGTTGAAGTGATATCAAGCGTACGTGGTTTAGCATAGATTTTAAGAGAAGTGCCGGTGTAATTCGTGATATTAAAGTTATTGATTCGAATAACACCAGTATCATAGTCGACAGTTCCAACGGAGAGAATAGTTCTGTTATTTGTTCCAGAAGTATTGACGATACGCATGATGCCGTCGCCGTCATCTTCAAGACGACAATTTGGCAAACCATTATATGTGAATGTCGAAGAGCTTACGACATGAATATCACCGGTAAGATACTCTGAACCTTTGCCTGGAATATCATTCTGCAAAGCATTTTTAAAGTCGATCGTTACATTTTGACCAGATGATACGACACCTGAAGTTGCCAATGATACGAGAGAACCAGAAGTAGTTGTGGCACTTCCAGTGACAGTCGTACTTAATACTGGCGTCAGATACTTCACAAGTTCTATCTTTGTTTCGTTACTAATAATGCTTGTTTCTGCAGTATCGACGTCACGAATAAATTTCGAGTAGCGAAGAGTACGACCAAAGTTATTCAGATTGATAGAAGCGTGATTCAGAATCGAGTCAATTACCAAAGTACGAATATCTTCCGGATTTAAACCTGTGAGGTTAATATTGTACTTGATATTTGTATTGACATATAGATACGTGTAATCCGGAGAAACAAAGATTGGCTCAATCGCCACAGAAGAGCGAGATCTTAAGAACCTTTTATATTCTGCTTCTTTAATCTTTGGAAGACCATCAACTTCATCAAGATCGATCGATAAGAAAATTCGGCCGTATTGCGGAGGAGATGCATCTTCTCCACCATATGCAACCACCGCATTGATTTCAGGAAAGTTTGCTTTCAGCAAGTTCTCATAGTCTTCAGAAGTCACAGCACGTTCTTGTGTAGTGAATGCACGAGGAGCGTTGTACTTAATTGAGCTGAGATCTTCTGCAACTGCACCATCCGCGGATGCAGTAATAGTTTCAATGACAACATTTGTTTCGTTATCGATACGCGCTGTATTAATAAACCTGAATGCGCCGTTCGGAAGTTCGCCGTTGCATGATCGATATTCAATGATACACGCAGAGTTGTTCTTTGGCTTTCTTCCAACGACTCCGTCACCAAAGACGACTTCGTATGTGTCACCAATTCCTGGCTGTAAGAAGAAGACTTTTGCATTTTCATCGTGACCAAAAAGAGATGTCGCTCTCTTATAAGTCTGAACAGACGTGCCGTTATCTTCAAAGACTGTGACTAATACACTTTCAAGATCGACACGCTTATTACTAATTTTATAGACAAGCGGATTACTATAATTGACTGTGTAAGTATCACTCAAATAGCTACCTTCGTATATTCGAATCGGTTCGCTCTCATATACAAAGTTTGATCCCGATGGAGTTCGGTTAGTAATCACATAGTTTTCAGTAGTACTAAAGTTATAAGTAAAATCATCGACACGCGAAGTAAACGATGTACCTTTTGGAATCACGATCGATCTCTTTGCCGCATCTGTCGAAGTAATCACCAATTGAATGACAGCCGACGAAGATCGAAACGATCTCGGAAGATAGTTTAATTCTTTGGCATGAGAAATGACGCTGTCGCGTAACTTCGCAGAATCGAGAAACATCTCGTTGCTGATCATGTTGAGATAGAACGCGTTTTGATATGTGTTATACGAAAGCACATCAAGAAGAACCGAAAGGTTGCTTCCGTCGAAGTCGTAATCTTTAAATCGATCTTGTGATTTCAGAAATGTTTTTAACGAATCCTTATAGGAATCGAAGTCTAACTGTGTAAGGACGATGCTTGAATCTGCCATTATCTTACTCTATAAAGGGTGAGTTGAAGTGTCTGCGGGTTAGCATTATTTATTATCTCATAATAGACTGATACTTCATAAGAATGCGCAAACTCGTTTGATACTACCAAGACGTCAATGATTCGAGCGCGTTGTTCATATTTGGTAATCGAATCGAACACTGCATCTTTGATGAGATCAGATGTCATGACAGAGATATCTTCGAATAAGAATCGACGAAGCCCTCCACCAAATTCTGGATTAAACAAACGTTCTTTGGTATTGGTCTGTAAGATATTTCGCATCGATCTTCTCACCGCTTGTTCGTCGGTATGAAGAGCAAGTCTCTTATTCTGAGGATGAATATTGAAATTATTATAGAAGTCAGTAAACACAGGATCACGCTGTGTTGTTTTCCTTGTCGTGAGTGCGTCTATTCTGTCTACCATATTACCCTACTTTATCTTATTTATAATGATTATACGACTGTTTGTATTACTTCGTAGTTTTCAATAGAAGCATTCGGAACATCATCAGAGAGAAGAATAACTTGTCCTGTAAAAGCAAAGGTTTGATAATCTTCGTTGCCACCAATTGCGTCTAATCCTGGACCAGCCGACCGAGTAAAGCTATACTGTATCATAGCTGATGTAGCTTTGTTTGTTTCAATATACGAAATAAGCTTATCGTTTGCATCATACACAAAATTATTCAAAATGACTTCAGCATCTTCATATGCAATAACCCTTCCAGTTCCAGCTGTAGGATTATAACTCTCAGATCGAAAAGGATACCAATTATCGACCGCAATATCATCAGCTTCTACAAAAACAAAAACCGCGCACAAAAAGAAATCATCAATACAATTTGCTTCGTTTACAAATATTGGCAAATACCAATCGTCGACTACATCGGTATCAAACGTAGTGACTCCAGGTTCTTGTACAGTAAATCGTATTGCGACTGGCGGACTTAAATCCCCGTAAGAAGTATCAGAAACAGTCGGTGCGCTGACATCCGTAAAGAAATATCCATTTTCTGATACTGAATATTGATCTAACATGTCAGCTTAATCCACTTCACACGGTGACAGAAGTAGGCTGAGCCCACTTCGGCAACGTGTCAGGATTCGGTTCGAGCCCATACTTTGTTCGACGTACCTCAATACAATCAGGAATTAATTTTAAAATTAAATCTGGAATTCCAAATATTGGTTTTAAAATGATATTTAAAACCATGCAAATCGATACTTTACCGCGACATATATCAATAATCAGTTTGATTGTGTCGAGGATTTTGCCGACGATTGGAAATTGTTGCAGAATCCAACCTGGAGCTTTGAGTATGATATCATGTATCTTGGCAATAAAATCTGTCTGAAAGAACCTCTTAATCTTTTCCATAGCTTCTTCAAATGCATCTTCAATTCGATGCCACAATTCTTCTTTCGAGTGAATTGTTTCTTTCTTTTTACGTTGTTCGTTATCGAAACCAATTAAATTGCCTAAGGTTCCGAAGAGCGGGATCGGCAAGTTCAAGACAAAGTCTATGAGTTCCTGAAGCAGTTCTTCGCCCAAGTCTTTCTCTGCTTTCCCAGATAAGACGTCTTCTTTTGCCTTCTTAATGCGTTTCTTAAAATCTTCATACTTCAGTTTTAATTGCTCTTTAATAGGCTTCGTCGGATCGATAAATACTCCAAGCTGTTTAATAAGTGTTCCAAGTGGAGGCGGAAGCTTAGTAAGCAATCCGATGATTGCATTGATACATGCACCAATAAAATCGCTCAGCAGTTCTTTCATCCATGCCAAAGCTTTCTGCCAGAATTCTTCGGCCTCGTGTTCTGGACTTTTAATTCCAAATGTGCCGTCGTATTTTCCATCTCCAAAAAATGCTCGAATCGATTCGATGTCTTCTGCCATGGCGGCTTTGATCTTGACTTTGCCTTCTTTTGTAAAAAAATCCTTGACGACTGGTTGATAACTAATCGGATTACCGGCTTCATCTAAGAGAGTCACAGCAGTAATGAACGGAATTGGAATCTCAAGTGGATTTGGAATTCCAAGAATATCAACAATTTTCAGCAAAGCTTCTACGATTTTCTTTTGAAAGAAGACGTCGATCTCTTTCAAAAACTCTCGAACCTTATACTTCATCTCTTGTTCTCTTGACTTAATCTTTTTAAAGACGTCTGTCATCAGAATGCCAGTAATATCGTCGACCAGCTTTTCCATATTGAGAACGGCACCAAGCAATTCTTTACCGCAGTCATCTTGAATAAACTTCGCTTGTAACTTGAGTTGACTCGTGATCTTTGCAATGCCTACGAAATAGTCTTCCATTTGACGGAAAGATATTTGCCCGTTAGAACCACATTCTAAATTAGGAACATCAGGAACATAGACGATTGGTTTCATGCATTGATTCCAACAAGTGCAGCTTGAATATCTACTACGCCAGATTTTGATACAACCTGTACACTGCCATTATTTGCAAAGATTCCTACATTGCCTTCATTTGCAAAGATGTCAACATCAGACTGAGCAGTGATCGTAATCTTACCCTGATTACAAACGATCTCGATGTTTTGATCAGATCTTTCGGAACCAGCATTGAAGATTGTCATATTACCAGCTGCCAACTGAATATAATCGTTTACTGACTTTGTGACAATCGTACCATCTGGTAAGATCTCTAAATAAGATCCAGACTTATGATAAACTTGAACACGCTCTGATCCAGGAGTATCGTCAAACTCAAGGATATGCCCACTTCGAGTAGTCATCGTACTATTGTAAGGATACTTTGCTTTATACTTTGATGCTGGTTCAACATCAAACCCGTCATCGGTTTTAATACGATTACGAGTTTTCAGTTCTGGTTCGCCTTGACCTCGAGCATAAGAAGATACGCTATGATTATCTTCTGGTGCATAGTTTAACACACCAAGAATATATGCTGACTGTTGATTTGGAAGCTTCATACACATCACTCGAGATCCCTTTAAGAGACCAGTCGGACTTAATCCAATTCCAGAAACTCCGGCGCTCGTAGTTGGCATCATAATATATGACGGCAATAAATCTTCAGAATTCACTTGATTAGAGTGACCTAAAAGTTCTCTTACTAAAACTCTGCCAGTTTGTGGTTTATCAGCTTCTAAACCGAGATCTGTCGTCGGATCTTCTGCTACTATACCTTCAAAAAATCTTGGAACTTGCATTTATCATCCTCTAAACTGTATGTGTTTTTGGCAATCCACCGATGCCATCTTTTACGAGCTCTAACCCCTGTGCATATTCTGCTTTTTCGTTGAAAGTCAGCATATGACGACATTTAGTTACAACATAATTACCTGTCGTGATAGCGCTATCTTCATTTACAGGATTTTCTTCTCCTCTTGTAAGGCCGGCCGCTTCGGGTAATTGACAGTGAATCACGTCCCCAACAGTAATGGCCGAATCTCCATAAATAGTGATTTGCATAACCACTGTTAAAAAATGACTCATATAATAAGGCATATGATTAAACTTTTCGGCTCTTTCTGCATTTCCAATAGTCGGATCAAAAGGAATCGCTCGAGGAGCTCCTTCATTTCCATCTTCAGTTTTTTCAACCTGAGCTTTAAGATTTGTAGATGCAGATCCTTCGTTTAGTGTTTCGAATTGTAAATTTTTTGGATCAGCTTGAAAAGAAATGATATCTCCAGTGACACTATTTTGTAGTTGACACGTCGATCTTCCACCTCCAATTAATCTTAAAATTCCTTCGTTGCCGCTTTGAATAATTTTAGTAGTTAAAATATTTCTCCACTTTGCCCCGGTTACATTTAAGTTGGTTAAAGTAGATTGTGTAAAACACTTATCGCCGATATTTTTTATGCCTTCTTTGATTAGTGCTTCCATACTTTTAAAAACAAATCCATACTTGTTTTCAAAGAAGTAAAAACAATGACCGTTAAATTCTTGAGACATTGCGTGCTCTAATCTAATTTGATCAATACACTCGAATGGAGTCTTTTCAGTAAAGTTAAATGCGTGCAATCCACGTGTTTTTTCTGCAAAGAAAGGTTTGTTTGATTTCACCAAGTTAAGATACGCTTTTACCATATTCTCGCACTCAATATTTTTTCTAACGAGCGGCGTGTTTTTAATAGTCGAAGCTTTCCAGGCTTCATATGTAACACACTCCACTTTATAAATTAATGCTTTATCATCGGGAGAATTAAAAGTAACTGGTTTATTAATAACATAAAGTTCATATCGAATAGACGATTTTAAATTGTCTTCATCTGTTGTAAAATCAATGATAATTTTCTTATCTGTAAAAACAAATTTATCTCCTGCGCCCTTCGCCTCATAGAATTCAAATTGTGCACGAACAGCAGGTTCGAGTATAGATTCATATATGTTTGCTTGTACACAGACAGGAGTCAAATCAACAACTTTACCACAATCGTCAGTTTTTGCTGTGTTATCAATCATGAAAAACGCGTTAAGTTTAAACTGTCCGTCTCTAATTTGAGAAATCATATTACAAACTCAATTGTTGTATAAATTGTTTTTCTGTTTCGGCAAGATAAGAAGACTTGAGAACAAATATATTTCGCTTGAGTTCGTTTGTTTCTTTCTCATCATCATATGCATTTACAGCATACCAATATTCTGTTTCTGCATCAGAAATATTTTGCTTTATCAGAGTAATTGCTTGTATTCCTTCTGCTTCATTGACTGCAAACGTTCCATTCACGTGCTTTACGGTTAAGCTATTATTTTCAAGATCAATATAGTCGATAGTCGCACCAGCCCCAGTACTCGTCTGAGATATTTTGTCTCCGACTTCGAATTGTGTTGGAGAAGCAGTAAGAGTCAACGATAGTATTTTGTTTGTAGATACTATCCAATCTTCTTTGATTCTTTCGTAACCGATCACTGCACCAGTGTTCGTAAGCTTTGGCTTCCAATACTTTTGAGTATTTGTAGTTTCATTCGCGAGGAGAGAATCGTACTGCTGAAGAGTAATAATTCTTTCGTCTTCATGCCAGTTTAATCGATAGAAGACAGTAATCGCTCGAGCATTCGAATTTGATCCATACTTTGTTTCAATATAACTTTTAAAATCTTCTATCGACTTATAATAGTCGTAGTAAGGATCAACGATGTTGTTCGTAAGATAGATCATCCAATCAAATTTCGAAGATCCGTAATAGTTATAAGACAAAATATCTGGTCTCTCGAAGCCTTCTTCGAGTGTAAACTGAAAAGTAGAATAGATTTCTTTCTTCGTTTTGTCAGTAAAGTCGACGCGTGCCAAGATATTCTTGGCAACGTTTCCGTCGTAGTCTACAATTGGAAATCGATCGAAATATCTTGCCATTATTGAGGTTTCTTTTCTTCTTTATTGCTAAGAGCACCTTCTACGTAACCCGTGGTGTCAGCTATTGTTTTATCAATATTAAAATCAAGTCCCGCAGCATCAATGCCTTTTTGTATTTGTTTCTTGAAAGTTTCCCAAGTTTCACTGAGCCGATCTCCGCCTTCTCTACCATAGTCGCGCGAAGTTTGAATCTGTGTTTCAAGCATTGAAATTGAACATTCAATAAATGCCGGATGACTCGTGCCTTCAAAGAATGCAGGAATTCCTTGCGGAGAATAATTTAGATCGATTGATTGAATAAGACACGGGAAAAATTGAATTAATCCAGGTTCACCTTTCATAATTCTTAATTCTGGTTGACATAAGAAAGGATATGCGAGCGCCGCAGTTCCTAAGCTGCTATATGATGGCAAAGCATATGCTTTCATTGCTTTCAACAGATTCATTAACTGTTGACTTTCTTCTGGATTACGAGGAGCAAACGTCCACTCAAATCTGTGAGTACGGAGTGGGACTCCGCTAAATAAAGCTTGTATGTGAGGATTTGGAACAGCGCCAATCGCTTGAGCTCCGAGAGCTCCTATATCTCCTGTTGATTGAACCATCGCACTAAAAGCAAGCGCCGCTACCGAATTTGTTATAGCTTGTGTTCGTTCCTTACCACCGGGTGAGCTTATAAAGTTTTGCATCGCATCTGCAATTCCGCCTTTTAAACCTTGCGGGCTTTGATCAACGTTGATTTCGAAGCTTTCTCTTATTCCTTTCGGAAGAGGAAGAGCAAATGCTTGTACAAACTTGAGATCTCCTTTTGTATGAGGAGAAGGACGTTGGTATTGTTTAAACTTAAATGACATATAATAATTTTCACTGATATGATCAGGAAACTGCAGCGTATCTAAGCTTTCCTTGCCGTCGGCAAGAGTAATTTTATTCGAAGCTCTTTGAATAGCATCAACATATGTTTCGGCAAAAGCCGAAGCGCCTATGATATTACCATTTTGTGGATTAAAATTGTTACGAATGTCGGCGCAAGATGCTCGTTTCATTTCACTTGTAAATGTTTGGAAATACTTGTCTTCAAGGCCGGCAGTTAAAGAATCGCCGAATCTTGCAGAAAGTTTAGCTGCAGTTGCATCAGAAAATCCTACCTTCTTTAACGCTTTGGCAAAAAGATCTTCGACGGCATTCTCGAGTTTATCTTCAAGCTTATTCGTAATCTTTTTAGCAATATTATTTAGAAGTCCTCCCGAACCTTTTTTAAAGTCATCTAAGCTTACTAAAAATCCGTCTCTTGCCATATCGTCTCTCAAATTTAAAAAGGCTATCAGCTTATTTATAAATAGATTTATGGCTTATCAAGGAAAGTTTCGACCAAAGGATATAAAGAAATATCTCGGAGACTCGAACAATATCGTATATCGTAGTCGATGGGAACTCAAGTTCATGATGTACTTAGATTCTCATCCGAATGTCGTGCAATGGGGGAGCGAAGAGTTAGTCATTCCTTATCGCTCTCCTCTCGACAATCGCGTACATCGATACTTTCCAGACTTCATCGTAAAGAAGAAATCACCAGAAGGTAAAATCGATACGATTGTCGTTGAAATAAAACCCCATGCGCAGACGCGGCCTCCAGTGGTGATAAATAAGCCTAATAAGCGTTATATTAATGAAGTCATGACATGGGGTGTCAACGAAGCCAAATGGAGAGCTGCAGCAGTATACTGCAACGATCGTGGTTGGAAGTTCGACATACTTACTGAAAAAGAACTAGGAATTAAGTTTTAATGGCAACCGTATTTGATACCATCATCACACAAGGTGTTCGTTCAGGACAGATTCCTGCACGTACAAACTCTGCGCGTGCTTGGTTTCGAGATACTGCAGGTAAGATGAGTCGTATTAATGAGCGTGAGATGATGAAGGGTGACGTGAGTCGTATGACTACTCAACCTCTTCTCGGCTCAATGTACATGTTCTACTACGATCCGAAACATAAAGAAGAGCTTCCATATTACGATAGATTTCCTTTGATCTTTCCATATAAGAAAGTCAAGGGTGGATTCATGGGATTGAATCTACACTATCTTCCTTTGCAGCTAAGAGCGAAGTTGATGGATGGGTTATATGACTTTGCAAACAACACTCGTTACGACGAGTCAACAAAGCTTAAACTCAGCTACGAACTGATGACTCAAGCAGCAAAGCTAAGATGGTATGCTCCATGCATTAAGCATTATTTGGCTTCACATGTACAATCAAAGTTTATGTACGTTTATCCTTCAGAATGGGATATCGCCTTATTCCTACCAACAGAACGCTTCGTCAAAGCAAAGAAGAATCAAGTTTGGATGGATACCAAAAGAATGCTGGGAGTTACTAAGTAATGTCAAACAAAGCTGAAGGAAGAACCAAACAAAATACCGCCGCCGGGAGACTTTTAACTTTTTTTAGTCCACTAGTTGAGTCTGTATCTGGAAAACCTATCAGTGCATTTGTTCAGTCGAGTCAGGTAAAAGGCGGAAATACTGGAGGAAGAGCCAAAGTAGGATCAACTGAGCGTGCTTATCAAGAATTATTTGACAGGATTGAGGCTCGTGATAATCCGCAAGGCGCGCGGGGCTCTCAAGGCGCAACAAGCAGAGGTGGTGCACAAGGAGCAACCGCGAAACCTAAGCCTGTGGCAAAAACACAAGTAGCTAAAGGTATCAATACTAATACAAAACAAGAAATTGAAACTAAAAATTCTGCGTTTGATACGGGTGAACGTACTAAAAGCATATTTAATATCGGTCGATTCCGAGCCGAAGTTTCTGGTGCAGATAGTATACTTCCTACACACAGCTTCTTAACAGTTTTTGCTCCGATGCCATGGGCAATAAAAAAGTTTCCAGCCGGAAATCTCGATTCGATTCTGACAATGAGATGTGATAACGTTGTTCTTCCTTCTATTAATCTATTACAAGAACAAAACATTAGAAGATATGGATTTGGCCCAGTTGAAAATGTTGCGTATGGCGTAAATGTCGGAGATTTTACTCTTCAGTTCATCGTCGATAAAGACGCGCTGGTTGTAGAATTCTTTGAAGAATGGTTAAATTTAATTGTCAATCGCGACTCTTTTGGTGGCGCGAATATGAATAATAATAAAATTGGTGGTATGCGAAGACCATATGAGATCGCTTACAAAGATACGTATGCGTGTCCGAATGTAAATGTATTTGTATATGATCGGTCACAAAATGCTGTGATGGAATATCATATATATGATGTTTTTCCTACCGGCATACAAAGTATGAATATGTCATGGAGCGAAGAAAATACTTTAATGAAATTAAACATAACTTTTTCTTTTACTGATCTTCGAATTGAAAGATCGAAATCGAAGAATAAAAAAAGCCAATCGATTAATGATGAAATTAAAGTAACTGCGACTGGTCCGTATGCGGTTCAAGGAATGGGTGCTGGAGGTGTTGTTGATCTTGCTACTCTCGATCCAACAGGTGCTCGCGGCCTCGAACTGACAGATCTATCAAATGAAACTACAATCATCGGCGATGGATTTAGATCAAGAGGTTCGCCACCTCCTCTTCCGCCAGACACATTTTCTAACCGCGGCGTTGAACTCGCCGGGTTTCCGAAACGATATGACACTCTTGGAAATCAAATAACAACTGTCGAATCATAATTTATAATTTAGGAGAATATATAATGCCTTTGCCAAAAATCGACCAACCACTCTTTGACGTGACGATTCCCTCTTCAAAGAAAAAGATTCTCTTTCGACCATTCTTGGTGAAAGAAGAAAAGATCTTACTCATCTCTCAACAAGGCGGAGAAGACACTGATGTGATCAGGGCTATCAAGCAGATCTTAAGACTCTGTGTGCAAGACGAAGATTTTGATGTTGATAAGCTGACGACTTTCGATCTTGAATACTTGTTCTTAAAGCTTCGCGCCAAATCTGTCAACAACATTGTTAAGCTATCATATCGCGATAACGAAGATGATAAAGTCTATGACTTTGAATTAAACCTCGATACAATTGAGGTCGAAATGCCTGAAGGTGTTGATTCGACTATCAAACTGTCTGATAATATTGCAATGATTATGAAGTATCCAAGCTCGAGCATCACTGATAAAATCACACAGTTTGATAATGAAGTTGATCTCATGACATTCTTTATCATCAATTGTATTGATACGATCGTAACAGAAGATGAAATCTATCCTGCTTCTGAATATACAGACAAAGAACTCGAAGAGTTTCTCGATCAATTGCCAGTCAATTCTTTCGATTTAATTCGGCAATTCTTTGAGAAGATGCCGAAGTTATATCATAAGATTGAATACACAAATGAACTTGGTAATGATAGGAGTATCGAGTTAACGAATCTCAAAGATTTTTTTATGTGGCGCTGAGTCATAACTCGCTTCAGAACTACTATAGCATGATCTTTGCTTTGGCTCAACATCACAAATATTCGATCACTGAGATTGAAAATTTAATACCTTATGAAAGAGATCTCTACGTTGATTTGTTAATGGCTCATCTTGAAGAACAGAGACAAGAAATAGAGAGTAGAAGAAAGTAATGGCGTTATTTGAAACACCGGTTTCTGCTGCAGTAAAATCGACCATCGAAGGTACTTTCGGTCTAGCAGGAAAAGTAGTAGAAGCTGCTGGCAATGCCGTGCGCGGCGTTGGAGAAGCGGTAGGAGGAGCTCTCGAAGGAGCTCTTTCTCCTGCACCAGTAACTGTTATTAACGGTGTTGGTATGGCAGGTCAAGCCGGAAAGTCGAAAGTGTCTGGTTCGGGCACGATTCCCGCTTCTCCTAAAAAATCTGCACGTCCGGCAGTCAATCCAAATATGCCTACAGAAAAACTGTTATTAGTAGCAGTCAACTATCTTTCTTCGATTGAAAAAACTCTTGAGCAACAACTTCAGTTTGAAAGAAGAGCATTTCAACAACAAGCGCAGGCAGAAAAAGAAGCTTCGATCGAATCTGGCGGAAGCTCATTTCAAAACCCATTTAGTAATTTAGGAGAAAAACTCGACGCGATAAAGGATAACGCCAAAGAAAGAGCTGGAACTGTTGGAAAACTTTTAATCGGGGCAGGTTTGCTTGGTACGCTTGGCCTCGCCGCCCTTGGAAATTTAGACACATCACAATTAGAAGAACTAAAATCGAATTGGTCTGCTTTTACTGATAAGATATCTCCTATCATTGGTTTCGTTCAAAATTTTGCGGCAGCAATGGGCACAACAGCAATCGCAGGAGCTGCAATAGGAAGTACATTTGGGTGGAGAGGAGCACTTCTCGGATTAATTGGCGGGAAAATATATGAAGATGCTTATGGGACATTTAATGAAAAAACAGGACAAAGAGAAGGTGGTCAAGGACTGCTTTCATCGATAGTCAGTAATTTTCCACTCGCAGCAGTAGCTATAGCTCCTGTCACCGCTATTAAATTTGCATATAAAGGCATAAAAGCGGCGGCCGGTGCTGTGTCTGGATTTGTCGCAAGACAAGCTGCAAGATTTAGTGCATGGTTTGCAGAGAAAGCTTTTATACGTTTTGCTTTTTCAGCATACGGCAAAAATAGATTGTGGAATCTCTTTTTAAGATATTTAGAAAAAAAAGCCCAGCAAAGGCTTCTTGCTGAAATCGCTGCTGTCGCAGCAACTGCGGCTGCAACTACTGCTGCTGAAGCTGCTGTAGCTTCTACCGGTGTAGGTATACCTGTCGCAGCCGTCTCAGCGATAGTAACAAAGCTAATTGCAGCGGGTTTTGCTGCATGGTTGCTGTGGGATTTATATCAAATTTGGGTAGAATTCTCAGAAACCGCTGAGGCAAGAGCACAAGAAGCAACTGATGCCGAGAAAGCAAATGCATCGCCTGTATCTACAGCCGCAACACCTGATGCAACCCCAGTATCAAGTTCAGGCAATATTGCGGGTGCACCGACAGCTTCTGCAGCTCAAATGGAAAATCTTCCTTCAATTCCTGCGGATGTAGAAAAAATCCTTGCTACTATCAGAACACGCGAGTCTGGTGGCAATTATGGTATTCCACACCCTAATGGTATGCCAGGTCAAACTGCATCTGGCGCTTATGCCTTTACAAATGAATCTTGGAGAGGATTAACCAAAAAGTATAATATAGGAACAGAATATAGTAGTGCTTATCTTGCTCCTCCTCCTATTCAAGATGCTGTTGCAGCAAAATACATTGAAGAGATATTACAAAAAGCCGGCGGCGATGTTTCAAAAGTTCCACTTGCCTGGTATACCGGCAATATACAAGGAAAGATGTCGGCAAAAGCTCTTGCTGTAAACAATGGTATGACTCCACAAGCATATCAAGCAAAATGGATGGCAGATTATACAGGTGGAAAATATTCGGCTTCTTCTTATGATTCGCAAGGAGCAAGTTCGCAACAATCAGCCGGTGTTATGGGTTCTCTTGCTGATTTAGGTAAAGGTGCAATTGAAAGCGCCGGTAAAGTGCTTCAAGCTAGTCTTGGAGAGATGAGTCTTACAACCGGTTCGCAGTTATCTAATAAATTTAATAATAATATGCAAACTCCTGTAAAATCAGAATCTGCGGCAGCTGCCAAAATTTCTAAAATATCTACAGAATTACAAAACACTGTTGATTTAGGGAAATTAGATTCTACTAAAGCAGCAACCGAACCAGCATCTGCAAGTATATCTCCTATTGGAAAACCCGGATCTTCAAACGATAGTAAGCGAGATCACTTTGATCCGAATTACCCAAGCGATAGCTTGCTTATGGAAAAATATATGCAACATCAAAAATTGGTAATTGCATAATGGCTGAACCGGTTACGATTGGCGGCCAAACCTTCATTAAAACTGGTGATGGATGGGTAGATCAAAAGACAAAAATAAAAGCGCCCGAAGGCTTACTTAAGCTTCTGAATAATCTTCAATCTGAGAATTCTCTTTCTGAAGGCAAGAAGAAGCGTGTTCGTATTGATCCTTCTCGACCTGTTATAAAACTCGGTAAAACAGAATACGTATGGGATCTGAATAGCAACGTATGGATCGACAAGAAAACTAAAGACGCTGCCAATCCTGCCTTTAGTAAACTGATTGAAGCTGCTTATCAAGGTATTATAGAAGGTACGACCGAAGAAGAAAAGCTTTACGAAAGTTGGGCGAAGAAAGCTGCTGCTGGACAAGTCTTTGCAGGAATGGGAGCAACCGGACAAGCCGGAAAACAAAAAATAAAAGCTACTTCTGGAGGAGGTCAACTTCCTGCGCCAAGTATAAAAATTAATTCTCCTATCGTTCAGATGATAGAGAAGCTATCTGTCATTGATGGATATTTAAAGCAAAGACTAGCCAATGATATGGCATTATCTAATTCACAGAATGCGTCTGCAAAAGAACAATCGATAGAACAAGGTGCAACGAAATCAGATGCTACACCTAATTTAGAACAAGAAAAAGTCGATGCTGAAGTAGAAAAAGCAAATAAAGAATCCAGTGGTATATTATTAGGTGCAGCCGTTGCTGCTGGAGCTCTTTTTATATCTCAACTCGATCCGGTAAAAGAAACTTTTAATGCTATTGTAAGCTTTGCAAAAGGCGTTTATGATTTTGCATCAGGAATAGCTGGAGTTTTTAATGACGGCCTACGCAATATTGTAGGAACTCCAGAGTCAAGGGCAGCAGAAAAATCATCGACTGAAACTGGTTCTTCTGCAAAAGACGTAACACAACCTGCTGGTAAAATGCAACAAACCAGCGATCAATCAGAAGATTCCACATCATTTTCAGGTCCAAAACAATCTGTTGCTTCCGGTAACAAAGCTTCAAGCGGGCCGAATTCACCAGAAGAAATTTTAACTGCTTTTCCAGGACCTAAATCTTCTTCAAAGTCCGGCGCTTCTGGTGGAGCAACAGGATCTTCGGGTTCTGATGCTACTCGCGCTTCTTCTGCAACCGCTGTAACGCCTTCTTCTTCTGCAGCTACAACTCCTTCTTCTGCAGCGCCTGCTTCTGCAACTCCTGCGAATTCTTCTGCAACTCCTGCAGCTACTCCAGCTACTACGGCACCAGCTAATGGTACAAAATCTACGGCGCCGGCACAAGCAACTCAAACGGGTGGATCTTCTCCTAGCGCAACTTCTAATGAATCATTGAGTAAAGCTACACGACTGGCTGCTAGCCAAGTTGGTATTGGCGAATCACAAATAGGCAACTATTTAAGACAAGGTGGAGTCGGATTAGATCCGCGAAATGAAAAATGGTGCTCGGCATTTGTAAACTCTACGCTCGCTCAAGCTGGATTAAAAGGCGCAACTAATGTAGCCAATAGCTTTCAAAAATGGGGAGATAATGTTCCAGTATCTTCTGTTCAAGAAGGCGACATTGTTATTCAAACTCGTGGTTTAGGCCCAGATGTTGGTGGTGGCCATGTAGGTATCGCAACAGGCGTAAGACAAGGAAATAAAGTCGAGCTCATAGCCGGTAACACTAGCAATAAAGTTAAGAGATATTTTTTAGATAACAATGCTAAAAATGGATTGCAGATAAGAAGATATAACCCGCAAAAACCATATGGTAAAGGAGCAGTGGGAGGAGCGCCATTAGGAGGAACCGGAGATAGCGCTTTGGAACAAGCGATTGGAGCCGGCGTTGATTTAACGGAGGGCGCGATCAAGGCAGTTGGAAATATTCTAAGTGCTGCTTTAGGACCTATGAGTATTACTACTGGATCACAACTTCAAAATAGCTTTAATAGCACAATGTCAAGTGATATAGGAAAAGCAGCAAGAGAAAAAACAAATGCGATTGTCGATTCAAAAATTATAGAATCTGCAGCTGCTACGATAAAGTCGAGTTCAACAGATACAAAGGCTTCTGCGAGTTCTTCTCAAATGCAAATCGCTGAGTCGACTGGAGATAACGCCAGCATTCAATATTACTTAACTCGTATGGGATTTGCGCCGATCGATTATAAACAAGCGGCAACAGTATAAAAAAAGGGCGACCGAAGCCGCCCTTTCCCACCTTATCAATCTTCTTCGGCAAGCCGTTTGAAGAAATCAAGATCATCGTCATCATCACTGACTGTGGAGGTAGGAGCAGATACTGCTTCCGCCTCCTTGAATGTCGGTGCAGGTGCACGATATTCATTTTCATCCAGATCAACACCACGAATCTTTGCAGGCTCCGCAGAGAGTGCAAGGACTGTATTCAAACGAGTCTTGAGATCTTCATAGGACTTGAACTGCTTCAGATCTACAATTTCAGTGAGCGAACGCTCTTCATTGTAGACCCGCTCAAGCTCGGCGTCATCATCGAACAGTGGTGCGGGAGTATCGAATTCAGACTTATCGTAGTTGGGGTAACCCTCAACCTTACGAATTTTGAGCTTGAAGTTAGCACCTGACCAAAGATCGAAAGGATTTACTGGCTTCTCATCTTCGAACTGCGGGTTCATCAGATCGTTCAGCTTGTCAAAGATCTTCTTGCCATATTTGTACAAGAAGACTTTGCCTTCGTTTGCAGGATTGCCTGGATCCTTCACAACATAGATGTTGCTGTGGTATGCCAAGCGGCGCTTCTGCTTGCGTGCGATCTCCTTATCAGAGTCAAGACCAGTGTTCCAAAGAACGCTGTTATGTTCCGATACGGGATCGTCTTTACCGATGGTCGTTAACGACCGCTCGATATACCAAAGCCCAGTTGGACCTTGGAATCCATGGTCCCAGATGCGAACGAAGGGAATGTCTTCGTTCTTCGGCGCAGGAAGGAAGCGAATGACAGCGTAGCCGTTACCAGCCTTATCGACGGTATGCTTCCAATATTTGCCCTCATCGGGATCTGTATAGGTGGTATTTTGTTTAGCAAGTTCTTTCGTGAGTTTCTCGAACGAGGAATTGGAAGAACGCTTGAGGTCTGCAAATGACATAATTAATCTCCTATATGTCGGTTTTTTACGGTATGTTTCGATGTATTTCGATTGCAGCGAACTGCAACTGTATTTATCATGAAGTAAAGACGTCCTTGACAATTTTTCTGCACCGAAATGCATCATAATGAAAGAACGGCTTATACTTCAGCAGCTTCTTGTGGATGCTGGGCCATAGGACACCATCCTCAATTTTCTTGTTCCAATGACCGAAGAACCCGAAAATATCATTGAGGATAATCACCGTCTCGATAGAAATCTCGCGACGAAGATATTTTTTCAGTAAGAAGGGATGTTGCCCATTCTTTACAATAACACAATCATTGAAATTTGTACATAGTTTTTTTACATCTTCTTCAAAAATATAAGAAAGAGATTGTTGTCTCTTCAACCATTCGTTGTACACTTTCTCTGAGTTATCATCAAACAGATCACCGATCCATTTCAGATCGCCATCAATAAAGTTGGCGACCAGATATTTGAGAGGATCTTTGTGTTTTGACAGCTTGTAGAATT